GTATACTATAGAGTAATCTCTAAAAGATGAATCTAGAGAACCTTAAAGAACTTATTACTAAAGACTCTCAAATAGACTCTACAGAGTTAGGAATAGAGTCTCTTAAGATACCTCAAATACACGGAAAGTATCTTAATATTTTGACAGATCTTAAACTACTTTTGGCAAAACAGCAAAGTGATTTTGCTGTAATGAAACTTCGTAAATGGAAAATTTACACAGGTAAAGCTTCTCAAGAAGAACTCCAACATTGGAATGAAGATCCATTTGATTTGGATATTCTTAAAACTGATGTAGATAAATTTATGGAAGCCGATCCAAAATTGATTGAGCTCAAAGCAAAGATTTCGGTCAATGAAGTGAAAGTAAAGATGGTTGAAGAATTTCTTAAAGCACTCAATAATAGAAACTTTGCAATAAAGTCAGCAATCGACTGGCAAAAAATGATGAATGGTATCGTATAAATATTGAGTGGATATAGATGTTGAATCTATTGATGAAGTAAGATACTATGTAAAGACTGAAAAGGGGCTAAAACAAGAACTGAGAGATTACTTCTCATTTATGGTCCCCGGTGCCCAATACATGCCTATGTTTAAACGGAGGCTGTGGGACGGAAAAATTCGTCTGTACGATATTCTTTCATCTACTCTTCCAAGAGGTTTGAAAACATATCTTGAAAAATTTTGTAATGATCGTGGATACAGTTTAAACGTAAAGGAGAGCAAAAACCCACTATGCGCAACAGAGGCCCAACTTATGGCTTTTTACGAATCCTTGAAGGTTTCCGTGCGCAAACAGGTTGTGCAGATGCACGACCACCAGAAACAGGGTATTTTGCATGCATTGAACAACCATCGTTCGGTCTTGATCTCTCCGACTGGCTCAGGCAAAAGTCTTATTATATACGTCTTGGTTCGGTTTCTTCAAAAGGTATTACCTACAGATCGCAAAATATTAATTTTGGTTCCAACAGTAGGTCTCGTAAATCAGATGGAATCTGATTTTTTTGATTATTCAAGTCAAGACAAATCTTGGTCCTGCAAAAAATACATACACAAAATCTCTGCTGGTGTAGATAAAGAGACCGACAAACAGATAGTCATATCAACTTGGCAGTCAATATACAAGTTACCAAAACAGTGGTTTGATAAATTTGACGCAATCTTTTTTGATGAATGTCATCAAGCAAAAGCGGAATCGATAAACTTTATCGGTCAAAAACTTTCAAAGGCTTGGTTTAGAATTGGGACCACTGGTACATTACAACAGACACAAGCACACAGATTAAGCATAGAAGGAATACTGGGTCCGGCTGTCCAGTTTATTCATACAAAAAACTTGATGAATAAGGGGCTATTAGCAAAACTTGGTATAGATTGCATTTTGCTTAAATATACAGAACAAGAAAAACAATTACTTAAAAAGCAAAAATACGTCGATGAAATAAAGTGGATCGTAGATAATGAAAAAAGAAACGAATTCATCAAAGAACTCGCACTCCGCACCAAAGGGAATACCCTTATCCTCTTTAATTATGTCGAAGCGCACGGGAAGCCCCTTGCCGCTCTCTTGGAAGCAGCGGGAACGAATAGAAAAGTATATCTCATTCACGGAAAAACAGAAGCAGACGCAAGAGAATATATCCGCCGGGTTATCGACAAAGAAAAAGACGCGATCCTTGTTGCCTCCTATGGCACTACCTCTGCTGGTATCAATATTGTTAATCTCGACAATATTATCTTTGCTTCACCTACTAAATCAGTAATAAGACTTTTGCAAAGCATCGGTCGTGGGCTTCGTGTTTCCGAGAAAAAGAAAACACTTAAAGTCTATGACATTGTTGACGATCTTTCTTGGAAATCTCACAAAAATCACGTGCTTAGACATTTTGAAGAACGTGTTAAAATATACAATAAAGAAAAATTTGATTACAAGATATGTTCAATGTCATTCGACAGCCTTTGAAAGATAAATAGTAAGGAAGGGAGGACATCACTATGTCCGATTCACTTCCTGAGAATGAATTCTCAGGCGCGTTGCGAGTAGTTAAGTTGACTTCTGGGGAAGAATTGATTGGAATGGTTAGCGAAGCAGCGCCTGATAAAATCACTATTAAACTACCAGCTCTTTTGGAAAATTATTATACAAAAGATCAAACTGGTCAACCAATAGAATACGTAAAACTTTCAAATTATTTACTGAACGTTAGAGGGTATGAAGTTAATCTACCCAGATCCGTAATAGTTTATATTGGATTGCCTGCAATAGAATTAGAAAAAATGTATGAAGTTTATTTTATGGCAATGCAGACTGATCCGAAATCAATTGTAAGTTCTTCTCCCGATGCACCCCACGGCGTAGAAAATGGATTAGAACTTTTAAACGAACTTTTTAATAATGAAGATTTTGTAAATTTTGTTAATGATATGATAGAAAGTTTTGAAGGGGTTGAAATTTTGGAAGATGCTGAAGGGGATGAAGAATGGGATGATGTCGTTGCAGAATCGCCTATAAGCCCTTCTGTAGAAGAAGAGCCCGAGCCTGCACCCAAGCGAAAGAAACGCAAGGTGATGAAGCCTGAAACGAATAAGCTGCCTTATAAACCGGATGCCAACCCGAACACCGCAGAGGGCTGGTCAGACAACCCCCTAGATTACATTTAAACTTGATTTTTTAAATTTGACGGAACTGGATCTTCTTGATTTCCGGTCCACAGATCAAAATATGAATATTTAAATGTGCATGTGGTTTTTTGAATTATTGCATCTGAGCTATCTGCTTGAAAATTTAAACCATTTAATTTTACCGGGATGATGTAATTAAACTTTGCTCTCAAAATTTCACAGTTTGTGGCAGGGTCATAAAGAAACAAATTTGCTTCATGATGCCAAGATTGATACAAAAGATTGTGTTCGATATCATTCTTGATATTCGTTATATTACGAACCCAAGAATACAAACTCATCCAGTTAGTCAAATCCGAATCAACTATGAATTCGACATTAAGTGTCTCAAAATTTGCTACCATTGTTGGTACAGGAATTGTTGTACCTAGCGTAGTTGGTTGTGGTTGATCGGGAACTGAAATACCGGGCAAGTTTGCTCTCTGACACATGAGTTCCATTTGTTTGGTCCCACGACCAAAAACCAAACGGAAGTAACTGTTGTACATCGGATTTGTGTTTGATGAACATAAACTCATACAATTATTTATGGTAAAACAAAAACCTCCCGATTACTCGGGAGGTTTTCGAAAGTTTTTTACTTTCCTAGGTTAGACCATCAATCAGATGGTGTTACCGTGGAGGTTTTGTACCGAGGTTAGGCGGTAGTATTGGTTCAAGCCACTGGTGAGGGTTTCACCGTCTGGTACGTTGCTGTTGTTTAGAACGTATGGGTTAGCAACAACACCGTAGCGGGTCTTGAAGGCAATGCGTGGTTGGAAAGTAGCAGGATCAACTGCACGTACCATTTGTAGCGGAACGTATGGGCAGTAGAAGAGACCTGCGTCGTATGGCGACTCGCCCTTATAACCAGCGCAGAAGAAGTTGTAACCAACTGGGCTGTATGGGTCGATGTAGACGCGGATCTTGCCACTGAGGATACCAGCAAAGGTGCTTTGTGTGTCATCAACGTTGAGTTGAGGAGCGATTGCTGGGCTGAGGCTCATGAATCCAGACATGGCGAGGGCGGCTGCGGTATCGCTATCGCAGATGATGAAGTTGCCCTTACCACGGCGGGTTTCCTTGGCAATTTGGTTGCACTCACGCTCAATTTGGAAGCTGAGACCACGGAAGCGCTCGGCTGACCAACGACCGTCAGAGTCTTGATCAAGGTCATACACACCACCACCGCCAGCAGCACCGTTGAGGTCTGGTTGTGTCGAACCAGTCTTTGAAACGTAGTAGATGGTCTTGACGATCTCGCGGTTGATTTCAGCAAGAATTTCTGTGCTGAGGAGGTTGGCGAGTTCGGCTTCGGCATCCAATCCGTGAACGGCCTTGAGATCTTGTGCCAATTCGACGGTGTAGTTGCTGGATAGAGCGCGTGTACGAGCTTGGACGGCAACGCGGTCGATTGTGAACGACATTTGGTTCCAAGTTCCGTATGGCGATGTGGATCCGATACCTTCACCTTGTGAGGTGATGATACCACGAAGGTTTTGGAGCGCAGCTGCG